CTTTGTAGTGATATTCCTTTAGCACACGCTCACGCGCCGCACCTGCGAGTTGTTCTCGTAGATCCTTGCTGCGTGTGAGCTTCTTCATTGCGTCGTACCATTCGCCGCGACCACGGGCAAGCATTCCGTCTACCCCTTCGCGGACCATCTGGTACGGACCATCGCCACGGAATCGCTCGCCAATGAAGGCGGCACCCGTCATGGCGTACTCAAGCCAGTGGAGTTCAGACTTGGCTTGGTCAAAGTCATCGCCCATCAGTGGGGCAATGCCGATGTCTGGGTGGGTATTGGCAAGGGTCTCGCAGAACTTGTTGATGCCCTCAACGTAGCCATACTGCTCTTGGAAGAACTGGGCTACGACTGATTCTGTTCCAGGATTTGTTCCGACAAAGACGGTTTGTAGTTCCTTGCTCAGGTCGGTGACCGCCTTGCCAGCGTATCCACCAGCAATCTTGTTGCGTGGTCCTTCTGGGTACCCAGCGTAGTCGCGCAGTCGAGCGGTGCTGCCGTAGTAGACAACCCGTGGCTTGTCCCCTGCTGGTCGTTCAACCGTCGGTTTGTACAGCTCTGGGTCAATGGCGTTTTTGATGACACGGATGTTGTCATTGAACCGCGCATAGCGCCGAGCGATGGTGTTAGTAGAGGTGGTGAGTAAATCGGCACGCTTGGCCATTGCCTCAATCATCTCGTACTCTGGGATTACATCTTTGATGTAACCGTTCCACGGTCGGATGTTAAAGTGGTCATCGTCCGTCTCGTAGACAATAGCCTTGCCGTGGTTTGCATACTGGAAGGTGGGCCAGAGGAGCCGCGTAATAAGGTCGCGCTCTTTCCAGCCATGCTCATGCTGCATTGCCTCTTGGTAGGAGAAGGTCACGAACGGACACGCTTCATCCTTGCAGGAGATCGTGGTGTTGTAGTAGCGGCGGAAGACGACGACATCTGCCCAGTCCACATCGGAAGTGTCAAAGTCCACAAGGCCCTTAGCCATTGCTTCGGGAAGGAGTAGTTTCTCCCCGCCCTCTTTGATCTTCATTCCGACCTTGTTCAGACCGCGATACTCTACGCCGAGCTTCTTTAGTTCTTCGGTAAACTGGTGACCACGGAAGTAGGCACATGGCCCTTCCTCAACGTGTCCCCAAACTAGGACTTTCAGCATATCGACCCTCTTGTGGCTAAGTGCCACCTTGACCCTTTTTGTGGCTCCTAGTGGCTCCTAGGTGCCTCTCCGTTGATTCTAGTGGGACTCCCCCACCCAGTCTAGGACTGAGTGGGGGTATCGGCGTCCCGACCGATTAGACTCCGACCGTGGCCTGGGTCTTGACGACGCGGTAACGAGCGCCTGCCTCATCGAGGAGGAGCGAACCGAAACGCATCTTGTAACCCAACAGCGCCTTCTGTGCGAGTGGGTCGGTGTGGTCGCCACCAGGGGCTACGAAGTAGCTCTGGAGGGTCTGGCTGTCGCCAATTGCGTAGGCGTCAGGGCCAAGGAACAGAGCGGCGTACACGTTGCCAGCCGAAGCGCCAGCGGTCGTGTAGACCTTGGCGTCCGAAGACACGATGAAACGCACGCCAGCGAACATACCAATCTCGCCCGTGAGCAGGTTGGTGTTGTCCACGTACTTGCGCGACTCAATCCAGCCGTTTACGGCGGTATCGCTGATCAAGTCATACTCCTGTGAAGGATGGATGATTGCGCGATACGTGCCATCAGCGAACTGAGGAACGTTGGAACCCTTGAGTCGAGCAACGATCTGCTTGACGAAGGTGCCGTTAAGAATACCAGCAGCAGCAACTGCGCTGTTGGCGGCGTTCTGGGTCAGTGTACCAGATGCAGTCGCACCAAAGACGGCAGCGGTTGCCGCGTTCGAGTGCAGGTTGTCGCGGACCAGCTGGTCCATCGAGCGAACTGCCTGATACGCCACGCGCTCGGCAGCAATGCTGACGAGATCATGTGGCGAGTCAATGTTGGCAAGGTCCGAAATCGCAATCGTCGAACCGTACTGCGTTGCAGTGAAGTACTCGGATGAAATCGTCAGAGCCTGGTCAACAGGTGGGGCGCCTTCCGTCAGCGGCGTCGTGTTGACCGCGAGGTCAGCATAACGAGCGTAGCGGAGGGTGTTCGTGCCCTTGATAAAGCGAGCTGGGACATACATCCCTGGCATCGCGTGAACAGCACGTGCGCGCAGTTCCTCTAGAGCGCGTGCAGAAACAAGTTCCTGTACGAGATCAGAGAAACCCGACGTGCTGGTAGTTGTGGTAGCCATGAAGCTACTCCTTCCTAATCAGCGAATGGATTACCCAGATTCCTGAGCTTCTCAGAGATGCTCTTGGAATCTGGCTTAGTAATTGGCGCAGCGGTTGCCCGACGCGCATTGTTTGGATCAACGATGGCGGGTGCCGTCTCGACCTGTTCCTTGGATGCGGTGGCATCTCGGATGAACTTCTCTAGCGCAGCAGCGCGAGAGGCCTCATCAAGACCACTAGTATCCTTATTGAACTGGTAAGCGAGAGGGAATTCCCGCGCTAATCGCTCCTCTTTTGCAGACTGCTTGGCAGCAGCGGCCTCTGACTCCAGTTCTCGAATCTTGGCTTGCGCCTTCTCGAACTCCGTCATCTGAGCCTGCTCCTGCTCCGCCTTCCAGCGAGAGAGTTCCTCTGCCTTGGACTTGATATCATCAAGTTCCTTCTTAGCAGCGGTGAGCGCCTGATCCTTGCCTGCTAGACGCTTCTTCCAAGTGGCGACATCACCGTCGTTCTCAGTGGGCACAGTAGCTACCTCTGGGGCAACTACCTCAGCCGACTGGTCCACGACGCTGTTCACGACTTCTTCAGCCACAGCATTTTCTCCTTCTTTACAACCCACCCCGACACAGCGTCAGGGGTTTATTTTCTTAATTACCGCGCAGGCTCAAGACTGTTTCCTGAATATCCTGTGCGCTTGATTGAATAAAATCGCCAATGTTCTGATTGAACTTAGCGGTATCATCCACTGCCTGAAGACCCTCAAGGATTGTGCGACCTTGGCCAAGCACCGTTCCTCGACCCAACTGGGCAACCGTCTCGGTGAGCACTGGCGCCAACTGACCAGGTGTTAGTGCCTGACCACGGAGGGCTGGCTGGATGAATCCGCGACGCAGCCACGATGGACCAGAGAAGCCCATGTTGTCTGGCGTTGCAGGGAGCAACGTCGAGAACACATAAAGAATTGCATCATTTTGAAGCAACTGATCTAGTAGCGTTTCATCGCTGTTTACTCGATTGTTGGCATACTCTAGGAAGTTTTGATATTTTGCGTAGCCAAATCCTGGCATCACGAGCCGCCCCTTGCCGATTGGGTTTGGGGTAAGGAACATTAGGCGCATCATCATTGGGATTGCCTTCTGCGTCATATAGGAATATGGGTAGATGGCTAGGAATGGGTGGTTAAGACTGCGCTCAAGCCAAGTGCGCTGGCTCGCGAAGTATTGAGCCTTATCCGCAGCTCGGCTGCCCTTAAGGATGGCAACCTCATACGCGCCAACAACGGCATCAGCAAGGGCCTGTGCCTCGTCTACGCCCATCTTCTCAACGAGTTCTTTTGACACAAGACCACGAACCTTTGCCCCAGTCTCGGCAACATACTCTGCCAATCGAATTGGGTCGGAGTGGATCATGTACTCTTCTAGGAGAAGTTGAACGGCATCCTTGGCGTTAGTAACGCCGTAGTGGATTGCCAGTTCCTCAAGCTTCCCTGGTGCTGCGCGGTTGAGGAGATCAACGAACTCATCGGCAGCAAACTTGTCAGACATAATGTCTCGTGCAATCTCTTTTTCCCGACGTACACCCTCAACAGAAAACCACTTCTTGATTCGAGATTGAACTCGTTTCTTAAACGTTGTTGCAGTTTCAACAGCAGCAGCAGTATTTCTGTTTGCTTTTGCCGCCATATACAACTGACCATCAGCAATCTCACGGTTGACATTGCGAGGATCAAGGTATGCCCGACGAAGCGTTGAACCAGTGATTTCCTGAGAGAACTCGCTGGCAGCTTCCTTTCGAATGCCGTAGACGAGTTTCTGCGTTGCCGTCTCAATGCGCTCAAGGACCAAGTTGAAGAATAGGTTAAGAGACCCAAAGCGAACCTCTGGGTAAATCTTGTCGGTCAGCAGGGTAATTCCTGGGTACACCGCCTTGACGCGGCCAGTAAACCCGCTGGTAAGACCAGCAGAGGCAAGGTCGCCAGCAGCAGCCTCAAGCACTTCCTTAAAGGCGGTGCTTCCCTTATCCAAGACATCACCATAGGCATCGCCCATTTCTCGTCGGAAGATTTGCTCAAGTTCGTTGCTGTCGGCAAGCAGTGCCTTCACCTGCACGCCCTTACGAGCGGCAAGGTTATTGACCTCAGCCAAGATGCGGCGAGCCTTGTTGACTGAGATGCCGTACTGCCTAACCATTCGCGTAACGAATCGTTCTGCCACAACATTCTTTGTGACTTCTGCGCCGAAAGGTCGAGATACACGATCAAAGATACGACCAAGGCGGCTTGGACGAAGCGCAACCCCAGCGTTGTCAATGGCGTCAATAGCCACGTGGTCAATCGTATCGGCAAAGGGCATCGTCATCTCAATGAACCTCTCATTGCCAAAGTGGTCAGTAGCAAGCGTCGTGACACGGGCAATGTCGTCTTCTGGGGCAACGCCAAGGCGATAGCCCATTGCGACGAGTTCTTCTTCAAGTGCGGCAACCTGGCGAACTGCGTCATCGCTAACGGCCTCAGCAGCAATGCGTGCTCGCTGTGACTTGCTCAATTCACGGACCGTAAGGTTTGGAGCCTTGTTAAGAAATTCAAAAATCTCATCGTAGGTATAAAGTCCGTTGGTGCCAAACTGAGCGGCAAACTCATCGTACCCCTGAACCAATCGGTCAGCCTCTGCCTTGAGTTCAACCTTCACTGACTTCTGCGTGGCAGTGTCGCCATCTTTGGCAGCCTGCTTCAACTGAGCCTTCAAGCCGTCAACGCGCTTGATGGTCGCCTCAGCCTCTGCCCTTGTCAGGCTGCGCTGTGAGGTGATGGTCAACTTGGCAAACGGATCGCCCTCTTTGAAGAGGCTGCGAACAGCGGCCAGCTTGCGTGCTGCCTGACCAAAGTTTGCACCACGAGCCATAGCAAGAATATCTGTCAATGCACGAGTATCGCCAGCGTGCTTGGCAAACTGACGCTGGGCAACGGTAAGAGCCTGCTCTGGGCTAAGACCAAATCCGTTGACTAGGTACTTGGTCAACTCCTGAACGCCGAGGACTGGATCTGCGGCAAGTGCAACCACATCGTTCTTTGCCTCAAAGAGGACGCGAGTCATCTCTTCGGTAGCCAATCGAGAATCTGCCTTGACACGCACATCGGCAACCATCTTTATAGATGCGCCCTTATTGGCAACTGTCCAGTTAGCGTGCCTGCTTGCAAGGGAGTCTACAATGCTGCGAATCTCAGGATCTTTGACCAACTCATCTAGTCGCTTAATTCCAACCTTTTCTTCAACCTTTGCGGCAAGCGTTGCAATGTCTGCATCATCAAGGCCAATGCGCTTGAGCAAGGAGACCATATCTCCATCGCCATAGACTTCAGTGGCAAGCACTTCGTCTACGCTCTTGCCCTTGCCCAGGTCATCCCAGAAGCGGTGGACAATCGTATTGGCAAGGTCCTCTGAGCCAGAACGTCGGATTGCGGTTACGGCACGAACGGCACCAGACTTTACCGCGTTCATTGAGGTTACGGCAAAGTTCCGAAGACCGCGATCTGCAACATCCGCACCGCCAGCAGCAGCAACATCATCCATAAATCCGCCAAGCGTCTTCATATTGTAGACCTTTGGAGTTGCGGCAACGACCTCTTTTGCCAGCGTAGAGGTAAACATCTGTGGTCGCTTGGACAGTACCTTTACCGTAGCATCATGGACCTTCCCAGCCCATCCCCACGTGCTGAGAAATGCGTCTGCCTCTGCTTTGGCAGCAACGCCAACGACGCCTTCAAGTGCAGCTTGCTTTGAAATTCGAGCAAAGACCGAAGCCTGCTTGCCCATTGATGCGACTTTTCCAACACCAGGGGCAATGAGGTTGATTGGGTCTAAGAGCAACGACCATCCAAGATTGGCAAGGCCGTTCTCGCTATAGCCAGCATTGGTTGTGGCGAGATGTTCGGCAGCCTGCTCAAGAGAGGCACCGCCCTGCACCATTGCCATAACTTCCTTTGGAGCTGCGCCAAAGATACCAGAGATAAGATCCTGCCTACCAGTCTGTGTGTTCTGGATGCGCGCCTCGGCAACCTTCTGCTCCACAAATCGACCAGGAGCAGAGATGGCATCAAGTCCCCAACCAAGAGGTTGCCCAGCAAACTCCAACGCATTGACAGCACCTTGCGCCAAGTTAGAGTCGCCAATGCGAATGCTCTCTAGTGCGCTTACGCCCTGACCAATGGTTGCATCAGCGATAGATCCAACAAATCCAATGAGCGGCTTGGCAATGCCGCCGACAAATGGAAAGTTTTCCGCAACGGATACCAAGCCCTTGCCCACTCCAATAAAGCCAGCATTGACATCGCCAATGGACTTCTGGATAGACTTTGACGGATCGGCAATGCTAACCTGGATTCGACCAGCGGACTGAACGGCCTTTGCCGAAGTCCCAGGCTGGGCGATAGACGCTGCTCGCGTCGTCCCAGCTTGTACCGATGGCTTGTCAAAGATACTTGGCATTACAACTTCCTAACGCTGCCGCCGCGTGACGGTGGCAACAGTGGCGGTGGCGCGGCAACAACTGGAGCAGTTGGCATCGTTGGCCCAATAATGTCTGGTTTACGCACAGATGGGGTTGGCGGGATAACAACCGATGGTGCCATTGCCGCTAGTGGAAGCGCAGGTGGCAGCGAGCCATACTGCTGCTGCTTCGTCGTTGGCATATTCCTAAAGAAGTTATCCGAAGGTGCCTGCGTTGACGAAACGCCATATCCAGCAAAGATGCGCTCTGCTGCGGCAACATCCCGCTCCCTATCGCTGTTCTTTACCCGATCTGGTCGAAGGTCAACAGTTGTTGGAAGATCTGCAACTGTTTGATTTCCAGCCTGTCCGCCCATCCTAGAGTAGAAATTCTGCGCTGAGACATTTCTATCCGCACCCATTTGCCCAGCAGGGTTCTTGAGTCGGAATAGACCCTTGGCAACCTCTTCGTACTTGTCCATATTCGGCTTCACAAACGTGTTGTATTGTGCTGCCGCAGGATTGCCACGAAGACCAGCAGCCTCTACGAGTTGGTCTACATTGGTCGCAGATGATTCAAGTGCTGTTGCGCGAATTGTGACTGACTCAGCAGTAAGGGCCTGAGACGCAGCCTCAACTCCTGTCCGTGCTGTTGGGTCAAGTCCCGCTGCCACCGTCAACGCCAGTTGTGCAGCAGCATCAAGGTCAGCGGCATCTACGCCATACTGCGTAAGCGCAGCTCGTCGAGCCTCTCGGTCCTCTGGTTTAAATGCTCCAGCATTAGCACCCTGTCGAATAAGAGGACTTGTGTCAATGATTGGAAGTTTACCATCTGTTGTGGGAGTTCCAAAATCAGCAGGGTCATCAACAACATAATCGGCACCAGAAACTGGAACCGAACCAGTTACCTCATAGGCATCGCCAGAGGTATTGACGGCATAGGTCTTGCCATTCGGCAACTCAAAGATAAATCCAGTTGGCGTTGTTCCATCAGTAGAGGAAACAGTTTTCTTTCCAGTGACGGAAACAACTGACGGAACCTTTGTTCCGTCGGGAAGAACAGTAAAACTGACATACTGGTAAGAACCCTGTGCCGAACCAGCCGCTCGCGGCGGCTCAGTGGTAAATTGAGCAGTCTCCTTATTCCATACCTTAACCAACTGGCCAGAAGTAAGTGCCGCTGCGTTATCGGCGGTCAACTGAACATTTGACCAGGTTGGCTCCCCGCTGTTAAGTGCTCCAGTTAGGGTCAGTGATCCCTCTGCATACGATCCGTACATTGCATTTGCTTCGTTTTGAACAACAGCAAATTGCTGTGGGTACAGACCCTCAAGTGCTGGTCGAGCTCCGTAATATGACTTTTCCCCACTAAGGAACTTCTTATACTCAGTGTCATAGAAGTTAATAAGTGAATCGTCCCCCTTGGCATTGGCAACATCACGAGCGTGCTTGCTGCTGCTAACTGCAAACTCGTCAAATGTTGTGAGTGCGCCGTTGGTAGTTGCAGCAGCGGTCCAATCATCCCAGTTGGCACTACCACCAGCGGCAGTTACTGCTTGGGCATCGGTGATTCCGCTCTTCAGTGTCTGATCAAACCACTGTCGGAAACTTGCTCCATCGGTAATGCCAAGAGCAGTAAGTGTCGGGCTAATAGATCCCCTGTTTGAATCAAGCCACTCAGCATACAGGCCCATAAGGTCTGGGTTTTTAGACAACTTCTTGAGGACATCCTTTGGATCGCCCATGATGTCTTCAACGCCAACCTCTACGCCGCCAATCTGTGCCTGGGCAAGACCAAAGACATCATTGAGGGTTCCTAGCGTTCCATTGAGTCGGGTATTTGTTGGGCTATCGCCAACCGAAAGACTAGCCTGGGAAATGCTTGCCCCAACTGAGGTATACAGATCGCTGTCCTTAGAGATGCCAGACCCAACCATTCGATTCTTGAAGCTGCTTGCCCAAGACCTGAACTGTCCGCTTGTTGCAGTCCCAGCCTTAACGCGGTTCTGCCACTTAGTTGCCTCTGCGTTCCATTCGTACTGGAAGGCATCATATACTGCGTTCTTGTAGGCGGTGCTGTCTGGGTCTAGAACCTTGAGCGACTCAAGCGTAATCTTCTGATACTCAGCAGCCGTCAACTCACCACGAACCAAACGCTGGCCCTGATACTTTAGGTAGGCGTTTGTCGTCGTCTCTACGGAGTTTGCGTAATCGGCGATATCGTCAGGGTCGGTAGAGGTCTGCGCCTGATTCCCAAGGAAGTCAATAATCTCCTGATAGTTTGACCCATCGGTTGTATTGAACGTTGAGATGAGCGCATTGAACTGCTTCTTCAGGTCATAGTTATTGAGGTCAGACTTCTTCTGAAAGATTGCCTGGTACTCAAGCGAACCTGGAGTGTAGCCAGATGCTGACGCCCAGTTGTCATAGAACGACTGAATGTCATCAACCGTTGGGACTACGCCGTTATAGGCAGTTCCAGTTCGATAGGCGTCAAGCAGCGCCTGCTCCTCTGCGGAGTTTCGCTCGCGCAAGAGGCTAGTAATCAGCGCGGTAAGGTTCTGTCCGCCCGAATTTGGGCTGGTGAATCGTCCTCGTCGTGCCATTATGCAGGTACCTCATTGGTGCCAGTCGGCGCTGGGATAAGGTTCTCTTCCCCTGGCGCGGCGGCGTTTTCTGGCAGAGCCTCTGGCGGCAACTGCGCCTGATTCTCTGGCTGGTTTAGCGACTGGCTCCCAGGAACGCCTTGCTGCATCGTGCGCTGGGCATTAGCGGCCTGTTCCTGGGTAATCATTGCCTGCTGCTGGAGCTGGGCTTGATTCTGCATCTGCATCTGCTGCATCTGCTGCATCACCTGCGCCATCGTTGCGACGGACGCAGGGTTCAGCGTGGCATCAGTCTGCTCATCACGGATGAGGTCCTTCTCGCCAATCGGATCTTCCACGCCCACTCGATCCATAGCACGCTCGGCGCTCCACAGTCGGTTCTGGACTAGGTTGATTGCGGTGCTGGCAAGTTCCAGCGTGTCTCGTGGCGTCAGTTCTGGCGCAACAATGTCAATGCGATACTGGCCGCCAACGATTTCGGCAACGGCTGGGTTCTTGATTTCCCAAATACGGGCGCACATCTCCCAGACCTGTCGCATCCACTGGTAGAACACCTTGCGCTTCGGGGCAAGGCGTGCTTCGTAGTTAGCGATGAGCGCGGCGATGGCTCGTGAGGAGCCAAGCACCTGCGCGGGCGCGAGACCAAGGAGCAGGTCGTTCAAGCCCGTTGCGACAGCAAGTTCTCGGTCGATACGACCGATGTACTGCTCAATCTGGAACGATGGGATGAACGGCTGGATGGCACGGAGTTCGTTGCCAGGTCCAGGGGTGGCGACGCGACCTGGCTTTGGTAGCGCGTTTGGCGGTACCTCATCAGGAGCCTCTGGTCCAACGAGCTGCCACATTTGCCCACCGACGATAGACTGAATCATCTGCGCCATGGCAGTGACTCGTTCGTCCTTCTCGCGGAGCAACTGCTCGGCATCGTAGAGTGCTGGCTTACCGTATGGGCTACCAGGGATCTTGCCGTTTGGTAGGTGGACATACGGGATCTGCCCCTGATACTCAGGGTGCGCGTCGTTCTTTACCAGCGAGTTGCCGACAAAGATGGCGTTGTACACAAGCGGAGCCTTACCTGGCTTGGTTGGTACCTTGTACCAGTAGTCGTAGACCTCAACCTGCATCTGCTCGTAGGCAGTCTCGCGGCGGAGTGGATTGCGCTCAAAGGTGTTCGACCACACGTTGCCGATTGGGTCGTCGTGTGTGCCACGGGTGGTGTACGGGAAATACTTGTCGCCCTGCTTGACAGGGATGACATCCACGCCGTAGTCCTCTTGAACTGACTGTGGTGACATACCGTAGCAGTAGAGCGCCCAGTCTAGGCGATTGAAGTCGCTATCCCCGAACCCAAGGTAAAGGTTCTCTGGTCGCTCAATGACGGTAACCTTTGGAAGCTCCGCAACTGGATCCCAGAAGACTTTAGCCGCCGTATGGCCGTAGAGTTCCTTGAGAAGTGCAGCGTGTTCGTGGAGCAAGTCCATCTCGTTGGCGTCCCACCAACGGAAGTAGAGTCGCTCGCGCAGTTGCGCGGCATCGCGCTCTTCGGTCGTTGGCCCAGTGGCAACATAGTTGACAACTGGTCGCACAGCCTGGATAGAGGCTGGGATCTGGACATAGGCGTGGTGGATGTTGACCGAGACGTGTGCTCGACCAGCAAGCCGTGCGCTTGGGTCATCTGCCCAGTGGTCAGCACCGCCAAGGGTGATGGTCTCTGGGTGATAGAGGTTGTCCATGCGGCGGAAGAGCGAGCGGAGTCGGTTCTGCTCTGGCTCAACCAACTGCTTGCGACCAAGGATCTCCTGAAGGAGAAGGTGTGACTCGTCCTGGTTTGGGTCAATGCCCTGTCCGCTAAGTGAGGTCTCGGACATCTTGACGGAAGCCTGTTCGCCAAGGGTGAGCTTCTCAAAGTTCGGTTTGATGCGGGTAGAGGCGCGGTTTCGTGCCGTAATCGATGGGTCGTTGATGCCAATGCCAGCACCGCCAGCGATTGACTGGTTCGCCTGCCCCTTGACCGAACCCTGCTTGTTAATGCTGATGTTCGTAAAGACTGGAGCGGTGGCAATTGGCTTGCCAGCAGCGGCAGCCGCAACGATACGCTGACCCTTGGCTAGTTTGCGTGCCTTCTCGGTCGCAGTGCCAATAGAAGCAATCTGCTCAGGCGTGGCAATATCAGGGTCGGTCGTGTACTGCGCTGGAATCGCCCGCGTTCCTTCGAACGCTGCTGGGATCTTTCGTACCTTGTCGGCCATCAGTCACTCACTCCAAAATATGTGAACACTGGATCGTTCACGGGCTTCTCTGGGTTTCGCAAAGCGTGTCGCACAGCAATGGCCAGTGCCATCACTGCATCTTGCTCCAGCTTCTTATCGTCCAATTTGTAGGTGAGGAGTTGCCTTCGCATCTCATCCCACGCACCGCCAGTTGGCAGTTCGATTTGTCCCTTGTCTAGGACCGCTTTCAAGTCATTGAGGAGTTCCACCTTCTTCGCCTTGGTGCCACCGAAGTCAAACCCTCGGAGCGGACGGATGATGCTGAACTCCTGCTGAAATAGTCGTCCACCAAGTCCTGTGGAGTCGACGATAGTGGTGCAGTACGCACCGTCCTGTTGGTAGAGGAGATGTCCTTCGCGGACCATGTTCACGACGGCAGAGATACTCTGCTTGCCGCCGCGCTTTCTAATCCGCGTGCCGCGAAGGAGTTTTCTGTCAGTAATGTCGAGTGTAATCGCCCACGTTGCGTCATGTGAAATCCCTGGGTCTACACCCTGGACATACTTATGGTGACGTGTCGGGCCTAACTCTGCGACTCCTGATTTGAATACTGCTTGAATGGATTGAGACCAGAAGAATGCGTCTCGTGCCTCAATGAAGAATCCGTCAATGTTCTGGGGGATGAGGTACTCAGCCTGCTGGCGAACAACATCATCAAAGTTCTCTTGGGTCAATCCGTAGCCGATGTTGTCCCGTGTCGACAATCGGAACGAGATGAACTTGGAGTCGCGCTCTGGGTTTTCGGGGTTCCCCTTCTCCCAGAGATCTGCGTATTCGTTGAATCCCTCGGTCGGCGTTCCAATGAAGTGGAGTGGTCCGCCAGTGGAGAGTCGTCGTAGGTTCAGCACCTCTTGGTAGATCATCAGCAAGTGCGGCTCAAACGCCGCTTCGTCAAACGAGATGCCGTTCATGTCCTTACCAAGGAGAGCCTTCGCTCGATCCTGCGTGGTGCGGAAATGGATGCTTGCCCCACCAACGATGGGGTTGAACTTGATCCACGGATACTCACCGCGATACTTCTTGGTGGTCTCTACGATCTTACCAAGTTCTGTGACCATCGGGCAACCACGACCTTTTTGGGCGGGGTGCTGGCCAGTGAGGATGGTTTCAATCTCTCGGAAGACTAGCTCTGCGGTCTCCTGCTGAATACCAATGTGGAACCATTCATAGGGAGAATCTAGCCATTCAAGGTGGGACTTGGAATCACCATATTTCGGGTTTGGAAGTCCCAGTTTGTACAAGGCGTGGTGGAAACAGACCACCGCCAT